CGCAGGCGCAGGACGAAACAGCGCGGTCACCGCTTCGCGCATCCACCGCCAGGCCGCATAGATCAATTCGAGTCGATAGTGCATGGCTTAGGCCTCCTGCGTGACGGCGAGAGGTTGAGTTGTCCGCTTCGGCTTGGCTGGTGTCACCGCTGTCGTAAAGAGACTGTTTCGGCCATCGGCAATGGTGTTGTAATACGCCACCGCGCCCGCTGAGTCAGCATGGGCCCGCTCGATCATCGCCTTGACGTGAGCATCATTCGTGATACTCGCGCCGCTGTCCACCGCCAGGCCATAGGCTGCCGCCACCGGCTTACACTGGTCGCACGTGTTGATATGGCACTCCATCTCCGCTCGCGTCATCGGCGCGCGTGCCGGGATTGTGAAGGGTGCCGCCGTCGCCAGCAGTCCACGCCAGTAGAGCGCTTGTGTCTCCAGTGATCGTTCCCAAGTGGGTTCGCCCACCCGACACACCTCGGCCAAGGCGCGGAGCAGGTCGAGGCCGCGGATCAGATAGCGCCCGCCGTACTGCACTAACGTCTTGACTCGGATGCTCGCGTCGTTCGGCCCGAAGAGCCGCACCCATTCATCGTGCGCGACATCAATGTGCAGCTCAAACGCTGGCGGGAGCTGGTATCGTCCGCCAGGTTGGAGATCGCAAGGCGCCATCTCAACGTTCGGGTGCAGCCCTTGTGCATAGGCCATCAACTGCGTGTGTCCATCGTTCGTTGTTCCGTTTTCCATGTCGTGCTCCTTTGGGTTGTAAAAAGTTTAGGCGACGAGTTCTAACAGTCGTAATTTTCTCCGCTTCACCTCGAACCGCTGCGAGGTGACGGGCGGCACGGTTACTGTCGGCTGCGCCGCTGCCACCACGGCACGCACATGCACCTCCGTCTGAGGGTACGCTGGGAAGGCTGTCGATGAAATTTCATGGATGGAGATGGTATTCAAGACGCGAGTCGGCAGGCCATCGGCACCGGCGCGCTGCCAGGTATCGCCGTTCGCAGGAACGTGAAAGCCAAAAGACATCTGACTGACTATGCGTTTCGACACCAGCTCCCACAAATCCTTGGCCGCGTTGGTGTCCGGCAGATCGAGAGAAAACTTCAGCCCCACGGCGTCCTCTGAGAGTTTCAGATTGCCCGCACTGGTGCGCCCGAGTACGTGGTCCGTGGAATGGTTCCACAAAAATTTCACGTCTGCCGTGCGGAGGCTGTCGGCAAAGGCGCCCGGGGTAATCGTTTCGTAAAAGCTGCCGCCGATCGGTGCCGATCGTGCATGAAATTTTGCCGCATAGCCTTCGAGTTTTCGCATGATTCACTCTCCTTTTTCACGATTCCAAAGTTTCTGTTCGTCCGCTGAGAAAATTTTCGAGTTCCGGCCAGGCTGCCCCCGGTGTCGCGTCCCGTGTGCTGCCGGTCGCCACAGACACTTTGCTCCGTGCCGATGGATTCATGCCGAAGTCAGACAGCAAGCCACGAATCTGTTTGCCGAGATCCGAGACAATCGTGTACTCCGGCTTCTGCCGCTGCATCGTGGCCCCCGTTTCCGTGATCGTCGTATACGAGCAGCCAGCCGTGAGCGCCGCCGCCGCCGTGCGATACAACGCAATCTTGTGCGTCAGCTGCGCCAGGGCTTCCCCATCGGCCTCGGTCAATACCTTGATCCGGCTGAGCAGGCCGGAGAGCTCAGTCCAAATCTGCCGAAGGGTCGGATCGCCCAAGGCGTGCAACCAGGTCGGATACGGGCACCCGAGCGCCGGTTTCGGTTCCATTCGATTCAACCGTCTTTTGCCAGGGTTGCCGCGCAGCTTTCTGAGGGCGGTTGGCACAGGTTTATTCGGCATGCAGACTCCTTTCACCATAGGGTTTTCTAAAATCCAAGTGCGGGGGGAAATACGTAGGAGGAGCAGACGGTTCCGGCTCAGAACTGGGAGATCCGAGGCCCCATGGTAACCACTTGATTTCATTGACATTTCCTTCATGCATGTCGACTACGCTTTTCTAACTGATTGATATTGCTCATCTTTCCGCCCCACCCACAGTGAAGGAATTCTTACATCTTCATCATATTCATCATTTCATTCATTTCATTCATTTCCTTCATGTTCATCCTTGTGTGGGAAAAGGACGTAAAAGACGCATATATTGGAAAGGTTGCAAATGAATGAAATGACGGAATTCATCAGTCTCTCACCCTCAGTGCCTTCACGGTGAGGGGCGGTCTCCCTCGCCCGGACGATTCTGTTTTCTCGATCGCAATGCGTTCCTGTGTCTCCAGGGCGCCGAGAATCTCCTCGAAGTCGCGCTGACGCAACCGCTGATGCAATCGGTACAGCTGCCCCTTCGGGATGCCTGCCGGTCGCTGTTGGATGGTCCGCAGCACGGCTTCGCAGTCCCGCTGGAACGTCGTTCGTCCGAGCGCCTCAATCAGGCGAAGGGCATTCCCGGCCCATTTGTCGGTGATCTGTACGGCGAGGAGAAAATGCGCCTCGCGAATGGACACGATGGTGCCGGTCTCCTCTTCAAGGGCAAGCAGGGCTGACAATTTCAACGCCGTCTCAGCCAACCGTTTCAGGGAGGGGCCTGCCGCATCAGGACGCGATGAGGCCTGCGCCCGCCGCCGATAGTCCTGTTCAAGCGCCCATTGACGGGCGAGAACGTCGGGGGCAATGGCGACCTGTTGCACGGCCTGAGCTCGGGCATGATAGTGCCGCGCCTGGTCATACACCGCCGTGCCTGCCGAGCGGATCGCCTCGGTGAGCATCGGGAGTTCGCGTTCCGAGGCCGATCCCATCACAATGAGAAAGCGTGCCAGGAATCCATCCAGCACATTATCGATCGTGGCCCGCTCAGTGAAGGCATCCCACGGCGCCGCCGCGAATTGGAGAAGGTAGGGATCCTCGACACGGTCGGTATCGGAGTGGGTGTCGCCATCGGGGCCACGTTTTCTCGTGCGGACGTTTTCGAGCACCGCGCCGTCGTAGCCTTTAATCAGAAGTTGCGGCAACCCGGCGAGATGGCCGCCGCGATTCATGCCCGCCATCAATCCACTGTATTCATCGCGCACGAACACCGAGGCCTGTCCGTCGCGCGTCTGGAGTCGCTGGAGCAACCCTTGCGGGCTGCCCTCCCAGTGGATTAACGCGGACTCACCCAGCACGGCGCGAACCACATCGACCGCAAGGTCCAGCGTGGTCGACTTGCGCCCCACTGTGGAATTGACGAGATAGAGCAGCCAAAGCGTCAGACGCCAGCCCTTCACGGCGGTGGCAATCGGCAAGGCGACGGAGGGACCGGCGAGCGCCGAGAGGATCCCGAAGGCCAACGCCTCGTGCGCCTCCAACGGCGCATCGGTCCGCATCGCGGCATATTCCACGTATCGTGTAATGAAGGAGCCCGGCGGCGTGACGAGTTGGAAGGCGGCCTCCGATTTCGAGGCGCCACAGTCCGAGGCGCGAGGGTCTGCGTTCGTCGGCGTGTCATCCGCCATCGTGGGCGGCGACGGCGCCCCACCCCCTGCATAGCTCTCCCGGCAGGCCGCACAGGCCCGCGCGAGCGTGTCGGCGCCATAGGTGGAACTCCCTCGTGGCGCCTCCCACTTGTCGCGCATGAGCCCACTCTGTCGAAAGAGTCGATCCATGCGGGCTTCGTCGCGCCCACACCAGAACGCGAGATGGGCGGCGAGCGCTAAATCGGCTTCCGAGGCCGACGGATACCCGTTCGTGTCCCCCTGCCAGAGCGCCCGCACTTTGGCCCCGTTCGTCGCATGGAACATTTTGTCGAGCAGCGGTGCATCGGCGAGCTCGACGGGGGCGAGGATCGGACGAGAGCCGTTGCCGTTCGTGACGACCGGTGGCCAGACGGACGCATGGAGCGCGAGCACGGCTTCGCCGCGTTCGTGCACGGACACGACGGGCCCATAGACGTTCCCAGTGACCGTGAGATAGCGCCCGGTTGTGTACAGCTCCACGTCGCCTTTTTTGCGCCCCGTCGCCGGGAGCGTGCCGTACACCCAGGCGCGCAATCCCGTGCCGCTCGGCGACGTTTCTGTATAGGTTTGCAAAAGGTCCACCATGCTTTGCGCCCACGGAGCCACCTCGCCGGTGTCCGGATTGACGCAGTGATCGAGATCGACTCCGATTAAATTGTCCTCATCGGTGACGACCAACCCGATGCCGTCATAGGGGCCGTCGCGGTATGCGGCCAGCGCGTGGGCAAACTCGCACCAGGTCGCCGGGTCCGTGCTGGACGCCTTCCCGCCCGTCTTGGCACTGTAGGGGGGTTTGGTTTTCTTGCCGTCGCGCATCTCCCATTTCCACACCACCCAACGTGGGATTACGGAGAGTTCACGCGGGATGTGTTCCCATGCGACGCTTTTTACCATGTGGACCTCCGCGCGACGGCGGCTGCAATGAGGTCGGACGCCTCGCCTCGGGTTACGTCGGGCGGGGGCGAGACCTGAAGTTTTTTCAACGCCGCGCGCTGCTTGTCCGTGGCCAAGCCGTTGCGCCAAGGGGCGTCTCGGGCGACGAGCGGAGCCACCCCGAGCGAGCGGGCGAAATCTTCGGCAGCCCCGATCGTGTAGTCCCTATCGAGGCGTTCGGCGATGCCCACCCGCCCGCCATCCAGTCGATGCAGATAGGCACGCCAGCCGTCCCCCTGCAGCTGTACGTGCAACATGCCGCGATCCCCAACAGCCAACACAAAATGCTCCGGTGACACCGCGATCCAGTTGAGCGGCCTCACCTGGAATAAATTCACGGTACGGGCGACCAGTTCGGCGGCATCGGCCTCACGAGCCTGGACGAGCTCGCACTCGTGCTGATAAGCCGCGGTGGCGTCGAGCACGCTGCTGCCACTTCGCAACCGTGCCTCGGGCAGCTCGAAGACGCTGGCGAGCGTGACGAGATCATGCCGCGCCGTGGCTCCGGCGACATCGATCACGAGACAGTCTGCCTTGCCGGGAAAGCGCCGCAGACCGCGCCCGATCTGTTGCACAAAGAGGGGTTTGCTCTTTGTGGGGCGGGCCACGACGATGCAGTCCACCACAGGTTCGTCGAAGCCTTCCGTCAGCACGGCGCAGTTGGTCACCACTTGCACAGCCCCGTCGCGAAACCTCGCAAGCAGATCACGACGGTCCGCCCGCGACGTGTCCCCGCTGACCGACTCGGCCATGATGCCCCGCGCCGTCAGGGCCTCGGCAAAGTCTTGGGCGAGTTCGACTGTGGGGACAAAGACGAGGCCGCGCCGATCCTTCGCATGGGTGACGTAGGCCGTTGCGACCAGTTCGGCGGCATTGCCCGCCCGCAGCAGACCGGCGCATTCGGCATCAATGAAGTCCCCCCCCCGCGTGTGCAAGGAATTGAAATCCACACCGAGGGTGACCCGCAGCGCGCGGAGGTCGGATAGATAGCCGTCCTGGATCATGGCCAAAATCGGTTTAGAGTAGACGATTTCAGGAAAGACCTCCGCGAGCGTGTCCCCGTCGCCGCGATACGGCGTCGCTGTGAAGCCCACCACGAGGGCGGTCTCGCCCAGATGGTCGAGGACGCGCCGGTAGGAGTCCGCCAGCACATGATGGGCTTCATCCACGATGATCGTGTCAAAGTCATCGACGACGCGTCGCAGGCGCGTTTCACGGCTCAGGGTTTGTACTGAGGCGAGCACGACGGCGGCGTCATGCTCATCCTGCGCCGCCTTCACGATGCCGACGGCCAAGTCGGGCGCGATGCACGCGAGTTTTTCACGGGTTTGATCGAGGAGCTCTTGACGATGTACGAGTACGAGAGCGCGCCCAGGTCGGCGGCGAATCAGCTCAGAGAACACCACGGTTTTACCGGTGCCGGTCGGCAAGACCACGAGCGGACGCCGCTGGCCGCGCTGGTCGGCGTCTTCAATAGCCGTGATCGCGTCCAACTGATACGGGCGCAACACAATGGCGGTTTGCTTTTCGGGGGGGGCTTCGACTACACTTGATACGCTCATCACAGTCTCCTTTGAAACGCCTCGCCTCGCATCCCAACGATTGCGGGGCGTTTCTCTGTTGAAATTCTTACCGCTGCCGCGCCTCTTGATTCATTCTCGCTTCATCCAGCGTGACGCCGGGCAAGGTTTCGAGCCACGCCGCCAGCTCCGTCCTCAAGAAAATGATCCGCGCATTCAGCCGCCGGTAGGGCACAAGCTGCCGGGAGATCATGCCCCGAACCGTCTTCT